AGTCAAATCACAGAAAGCAAAACACCTAAGTCAGGCAGTGGACAACCTTGGAGCAGTTAACAATGCAAAACGTAATTCAAATCGATGGCAAAGAGTATCCCACAGAAAGCTTTGACGATACGCAGAAATATATTGTTACGCAAATACGCAATCTACAAGCCAAGCAACTACAGGCAAAAATGGAGTTTGACCAAGTGCAAGTTTCCTTAACAGTCTACACAAATCAATTAATTGCATCGCTTAAGCAAGAGGAGAATAGCAATGAGTAACGCCCGAAACCTTGCCAATCTTCTAGGCACAAAAACAAAAGTCAAAGATGTGGATGTTGATGGTACAGCGTTAATTCTTGATGCTGATGGGGATACGAGCATAGAAGCAAGTTCTGATGATATTATGGTGTTTGATACGGCTGGGTCGGAGAGATTAAGGCTGGACGGAAGCGGAAATACCTTTGTTTCTAAGACTTCTGCGGCAAGAACAACAGTTGGACATGAACTTCATGCAGACGGATTTACTAGACATACAGTATCTGGTGACAAAGTTCTTGAAATTGTTAGAACTTCAAGCGATGGAGAAATTTTAGAGTTTTTTAAAGACACAACTCTAATAGGGCATGTTGGCTCAAGGGGTGGTGCAGACCTTTATGTGGGAAGTGGGGATACAAATTTAAAGTTTGCATCAGGGTCAGATGTTGTCGTCCCTGCTAATACAGACGGAGCAGATAGAGACAATGCTGTTGATTTAGGAAATTCATCATCAAAGTTTAAAGACCTCTATCTATCAGGTGGACTATACGTTGGTGGCACTGGGTCGGCAAATTATCTAACCGATTATGAAATTGGGACATGGACACCAGCATTTACTTCTTCTGGAGCAAGTTTTAGTTATAGTTCTCAATTTGGAACATATGTAAAAGTAGGTGGACTTGTTCAGGTTCAATTTTATTTGTTAGCAACTGCAAGTGGAACAACAAGCAACGCAACAACAATAACAGGCTTGCCGTTCGCTGTGGCAAATATTAATCCGCTTCATCAGAGTGCTTGTGCTGTTTGGTTTACTGGAACTGTTGACCCAAGACCTTTGTTTAATAATAGTCAATCAGCAATTACTCTATGGAAAAAGGGAGCAGTATTAATATCTACAGCAGGAGAAGTAAATAATGCTTATTTAGTTGGGTCTGGAACATATAGAGCATCATAATAGGAGAAAAAAAATGGCAATAACAAAAGAAATAATACAAGACAAAATAGAAGTCGTAGGTGACTTCAGGCACATACAAGTGCGAACCGCCCAAGTAATAAAAGAGGATGGTGTAGAAATATCACGCTCATTCTCTCGTCATGTTGTAGCACCAGATAGCGACAGTTCTAGTGAGAGTGCTGATGTAAAAGCAATGGTAACACAGTTTCACACAGACGCAATCAAGACAGCCTATGCTGAACATTTGAAGAATAGCACACCCTAATGACTAAGGCAGATATAAACGCAATACTGATGGAACTGAGTGTTCTAAAGAATGATATGTTTCATTTCCGGCAAGACATGGAAAGGAGAGTATCTCGGCTGGAAAGAATAGTGATATCTATTACTGCATTCTATGTCATCAGTTCTTTCGGTGTTATCTTTAACACCATAGTGTTATGAAACCTAGAAGGAGCATCTAGGTGTTTGACCCAGTTACAATAACAACGGCACTCAGTGTAGCCTCTTCAGCGATGGGTCAGATTAAGAAGATGTACGACCACGGAAAAGATTTGTCGGAGATGAGTGGTGCTTTGTCAAAGTGGATGGGAGCTTACGCTGAAGTAGATGCTCTTGAGAAGGAAGCAAAAAACCCTTCCCTCTTCAGAAAGATAACATCTGGAAAGTCTGTAGAGGAGGTAGCCCTTCAAGCTTTCGAAGGGCGTCGCAAGTTAGAGCAGGATCGCTATGACCTTAAGATGATGCTGTCTTTTAGGTATGGCAGTGCCAGTTGGAACGAGCTTCTTGAGATGGAAGGAAAGATCAGAAAACAAGTCAGAGATGAGAAGATTGCTCGGATGAAATTTAAGGAGAAGGTAATCAGTTATGTTGCACTCACTGCCGTCTTGGGTATTGGTCTTGCTGTTCTCGGTTGGCTTACTTATGGTCTTGTCCTCCTCGACAGAGGTGAACTCGGCTGATCATTACAAAAGGAAAACCTATGATTATAAACTGGATACGAAAAGGCTTAACAACGGTGGCCGGACTATTTGTCGGCTTGCCAAAAGGGTCCGAAACAAAAGCCCCGGAAGAAACTTACAAGAATATTTTTGCATCTACCAAGGAGCCAACGGTACCACAGACACGATCATCGTTGACAACCCGAACCACTGCCAAAAACAAATCGTCTGCGACTACGACCCAAACAAAGAAAAGAGGCCGACCATCCAAGAAGTCATCGAAGGCATAAAAAAGGCAATGGAATGACACCGGAGACATTAGATAAATGGAAGATAGTTCCCCGGATAATGCTTTTTGTTATGACCGGTGTATACATCCGGTGCATTGAATACGCCATAAGTCTTGGTGGAGATATGACCACTCAGCAAGCAAGCTTAATATCGGTTGTCACTGGGGCCATGACCGGGTCACTCGCTGTGTTCCTAAATGCCGAGGCAAAAAAAGGAGATACTAAAACATGAGTTTGATCAACACACTAACCGGCCCGGTGCTGGGCATACTAGATAAGTTCGTAGAGGATAAAGATCAGAAAGCTAAACTAGCCCACGAGATTGCCACTATAGCCGATAAACAAGCCCATGAGGTGGCCTTACAACAAATAGAGCTAAATAAGATAGAGGCAAAAGGATCGTGGATACAGAGGTCTTGGAGGCCGTTGATTGGCTTAACGTGTGCGGTAGCTTTTATGTGGCACTTTGTACTCCACCCAGTTGCATTGTTTGTTATAGCAGTTGCCGGACTAGAAGCACCGGAGCTAGTTACTTTCGATATGAACTCACTACTAACTGTCCTCGGTGGATTGCTAGGACTTGGTGGCCTCAGAACTTTTGAGAAGTACAAAGGCGTAAGTAAATGAGAAAGGAACACAAAGATCCTAGAGGTGGGCTGACACAGAAAGGTCGTGACTACTTCAAAAGAAAGCAGGGATCTAATCTTAAGCCACCGGTCAAGAGTGGATCTTCCGGGAAGAGTGGACAACGCAGAATAAATTTTGCCCACCGGTTTAAAGGAGTGAAGGGTCCACTCAAAGACGAGAAAGGTAGACCTACCCGGCTGAAACTAGCGATGTCACGGTGGGGCTTTGGGTCCAAGGAAGCTATGAGAAATTTTTCAGAAAGGCATAAAAAAGCATGAGAAAGTTTGCACCAGTATCTAAAACAAAAAAGGGAGTTCCCACAAAGTATCTGGCCGGGGTAAAGAATAAGTCTGCACGAGAGAAAGAGATACTTAGAACTCGTAGGCTGTACAAGCAGGGCAAGTTAACACCTCGCATGATGGATCTAATATCAAAGCAAAGGAGTAAATCATAATGTCAGCACCAGAAAAATATCAAAAGATGTTTGGAGCAAAGAGAGCCAATGCCATTTATCGTCGAGGGCTTGGGGCCTTCTATTCGAGTGGGAGCAAACGAGGGATGTCTGCTCATGCTTGGGCTGTAGCTAGGCTCAAGGCTCATGCAAAAGGTAAGGCCACTGTTAAGAAAGCAGACGGTGATCTGTTCCGCAAAAAAACATCCATGTCAAAGATAGTAAAGAAGAAAGGATAAGCTATGCCATTCAAAAAATATTCTCCCAAACAAAAAAAACTAGCAATGGTTGCAGAGCCCAGAGATAAGATCACCGGGGCCGACTTCAAGAAACTACGCATGGGAAAGAAGAAGACAAAACCCAGCATGAAAAAGATGATGGAGGTCAAGAGTGCCTGAGACATTTGAGATAGCAATCAAGGAAGTCCTTCACCACGAAGGGGGCTATATCGACCATCCGGATGATCCCGGAGGGCGAACTGCAAGAGGTATAACTCAACGAGTATATGAGAAGTGGTTGGGCCGAGAAGTGACAGAACAGGAGATGCGTGACCTCACAGAAGAGACAGCCATTGCTATTTATAAAAAGAACTACTGGGATCGTAACCGGTGCGATATGGTAGAGGATGCAAGTTCTCCTGGTGTTGCCTACTTCCTTCTAGATTTTTGTGTTAATGCCGGGAGACAGGGTGCCAAGTGTTTACAGAAATCTATCGGAGCAAACCCTGACGGTGTCATCGGGCCTAAGACTATAGCCATACTCAAGAAGATGGACGCTGATTATGTATTGGAGCAGATGCATATGCACCGGCAAAAGTTCTATGAAAGCCTCAAAACATTTAAAACATTTGGCAGGGGCTGGACCAGACGCAACGATGAAGCATTATCCAAGGGTAAAAAAATGGCCGGATAGACCGGCCAAGTTTCGAAGGAAGATTGTAATGAAAACTAAGTAACTCTATTAGTACCGTCTAGGTTTCGCAACAGTTTTATTTGACGAGGCTTCCGATAATCTCTCTCTATATATCCCCGGTTCTCAAGGGCAGATAGATGATCATGTACTACAGAGTTTGACTTCACATTCATAGCTTTCTTGATCTCGTGGTAGGACGGCATAGTATAGTTAGCCTCAAAGTGATCAATCAACATTTTTAAAAACTCTAGGTTTCGTGGGGTCGGGGGAAAACTATTCATCTTTTGCATTCTCCATTTCTTTAAGTTTCTGTTCTATCTGGTTGAACTGTTCGTTGATGCCGTTGTGTATAAAAGCTTTGTTGTTTTTGATTTGATCAAGTAACTCAGCGTTTTCTTTTCTAATAAACTCAGCCTCGCTCTTTAAATTAGAACCCTTGTCAATTATATTAAGCAGACCGTTATTAAGTATCATGACTGCACTTTCCACAGAGTTTGCTTTGCCTTCCTTACCAAGTGTCTTGATCTTTATGCTACTGATCTTTTTGGTCTTTCCAGAAGGATTAACATTTCCTGTGCCAGCACCTTTACCGTTATCGTCATCCTCGTGAGCAAGGCCCACAATCATAGAGATGCCATAGCGTTTTGCATAGGTAATAGCAGAACCCAGACCCTGCATATCTCCTTTCTTATTGATTACCGGCAATCGTGTTTTGAAGGTACCTCCTGTCTCATGCATGAGCAAAGTCTCAACAAACTCACTACCGCCCTGATCTGTGACCATAGAGTGAAAGTACGCAAAGCCCTGCTCAGTCAAAGGCTTCCTAATAGTTTCATATACTGTGGCTAAATCAGCGTATTTACCGAATGCTCCCTTCTCTGATTTAGATGCGTGTTTCAAAACCTTCTGCACTTTGCATAGTGCCTTTATATGATCCAACTTCTCTGTCATTGTATTTTTTCCTTGTTTAAACTTACGGTTAATTTTTCATATGTACTGCCGGGAGTAGCTGGCACTACTCGTTCTGGTTGGGGCTTACGCTCAACGGTTGTCAGGGATATCTTGTAGGGTCCAATAAAAGCTTTGCTTACCTCAAACTTTCTGAGAACATTTTTTAAACCCTCATCAATATCTTTTTTGTCCTGTTCAAACTGCTTCTTCATGATCTCAAAATCATCCCTCTTTTCAAGCAACTCAAGAATGGTGTCACTCTCATCCAAAGAATTAAGATCAGCAATGTAGTCGTTATCAATGGGCTCCGGGTATGGATCGTCTTCCTCTACCCTCCTCCAAAACTCTGCAACCTCCTTGAGGTAGTCCGATATCCACTCGTTGTCTCTGACTATAGGATAGACAGTAAGCTTTCCGGATTGACTGAGTACCGATATCAAACCGAACTCACCCTGAGTACAGATAAGCTGATGCTGTACCTGAGAGACATAGTTTCTCTTGCACTCACCATTGCCAAGCATTTGCGATTTAAGTTCATTAACGACAGCACCCTGCATGGTAACGAACTCATCCTTTGTGCCGGGTACCGGGATATGTACAGGCTTCCTAAAATATATTTTATGATCTACAGAAGACGCAATTTGTAAGGCATCATATACATCAGGCTCCATCACCGGGTAAGTCGATACAATGTTTTCGGGCTCAGTAAACTTACAGAGATACCTGATAGTCATCATAATATTCGGAGCTTGGAATATCTGCCCACGAAAAAGAGCATCCTGATTTGCCATAGCTGATCCACCACTACCACCCTTGCCTAGTACAAATTGTCTATGTTGTTCGGCAGTTTTGTTGGACAGCTCGTGCTTACCATAGGCTATAGTATCTGCTTCAGAAGACCCAGTATGTGAGTAAGTGTCGGTCATTTTACCCGGATCATCTTCAAACATTTCTAAGTATTTTAAAGCACTCATTGTGAAATACCGTAGAACGTGTTATAACAATCATCATCTAGTAAGCAGGAGCCAACCACCAAGTAGTAAAAGCTAACTGATATCATCAGCAAGACTAGGCAGTCGAGACTAACTAGACAGACTGACCTGACAAGTCTGGAATTTTTAAGTTGGCTGACCAGTGGGAGGCTAGTTGGATTTGAAACATCATATATATTATACGCCTTTTTCTGGTATAAAGAAGACGCAGTCTTTGGATACACCTTATTTGTATGATCTTTTATAATCATGTCATTTTTCTCCTGTATGTTGTAAACCTAAAAGGTGGTGGTCGGATTTGTAACGATCCATAAAAGGTACCCTCTAGGTTTTATTTAATGCCACGATAACTCCCGGTCTTAGGATCAAACCCTACTGCGGATTGTTTCAGTTGGTGATTGGTTAGGCCAATATGAAACTGTGCCAAAATAATCCGGTCATCAACAGCGGTGCTATGGGTGCTGATCTCAGCAAGTTTTTTTGCCAAGGCACTCATCTCCCGTGATGCCCTCTTTAGTTCGGTAATGTTCGTCATAGGTATCGTAAGTCTGGAGGCATAGCTCCGGCCCTGACTAAAGGAGTTGTGATAGAAGTTGCGTTCTGCTTTCAGCCACCGCTCACGTTGGATAGCGTTCATAGGCTCTACTTCCTGTGACAACACTTGCCGGGTCCGGTCTTCCCTTTCTTTACGACTATACACCATGATCCTCTCTTTCGGTTTTTTTACCATGTCTTCCCCCATGTTAGTCGGTTTCTATCCTTAATCAACTGGTAGCCCCTCCCTTTTTATCGGAATTATACTTGGAAGGGTCTTCCATGTATTGTGCCCATTTTTTGAGCCGTTGGTACTCCAAAATGTTTTTAAGATATTCTTTTCGCATACGATTATGGACATCATACAGCCCCTTAACGTAGCGATAATACATCTTTAGACCTCTATCAGAGGCTTGTATTACAATACGATTGCCCTCTGTGCGGTTGTCTATCATTCCAAGATCTCGGCATTCGGCAAAAATATTGCGTACTGTTTTCTCACTGGCTTCAATGTTGGAAGATATTTCCTGAAAGGTTTGCCATCTTCCCTGCACCCTTGCCAACAATGTTTCTCTAGAAAAGGGGCGATGAAATATACCACGATTGAGAAACGCTACCCATGTTCTATCCACATCATCAATGACATGAACTTGTCTCTGAAAGTACTGTTTGTGTATCGCTATCTCCGTTAACAAACTGCCCTCAACAATTTTAGGAAGATAAAAATTGTCAGCCACATCACTGAAATTGTTCTGCATTGTATTCATTTGTCTCCCTCCACTCTCTTAACTATCTTTGATATTGTAGAGGCATACCACGAGCCTCCCTGACGAGCGGTGCTGAACCCTCGTGTATTAAACTCCTCTGCTATGGACCTATAGCTATGGCCGGCATTGAGGCGGTACTGAATGTCTGGGTACCACATATTGGCAAACGCATCGGCATCGTTACTAACCCGGATACCAGCATTCTCTCTGGCAAGGTCCATATTGTCATGCATACCCAGCTTATAGACTGTCTTACCATTCTTAGCGGTATGGAAGCCCTTACTGTTTATCTCTGCATTGATACGGCTCAAGCCCTGCTTAGTCGCACTGCTCAATCGCTCTGCGGTGGCCTGAGAGATCATACTCTCCTGCCCCAAGATAGATATCAGAGCATCAGTATCGAGATTAGAGTAGGCTGGCTTGTCGCAGATTATAAGCTTGCACTTGTCCTTAGCTAGTGCCTCTTCAAAGAACTTCATAGCGTGCCATGCTTTTCGTGATAGTCGGGAGAAGTCTGCAATAATTATATGCCCCTTCCCTCCCTTCTTTTTAGACTTAACAGCATCTCTGAGACAGGCATTCAAACCGGGTCTATCGGCAAACGGCATTCTCCCGGAGTAACCCTCGTCTATATACCATTTGACCTCATGCTTGCCACCATTGAGGTAGGTACGGATCATATGCTTCTGCCGTTCAATATCCTGCTTGTCGGTCGATACCCGGACGTAGGCATGATATACACCCTTATGCGGTTTACCGGGCTCGTATATATTATGCGCCATTAGCTTTGCTCCTGTGGTTTATTGGCATCAAGGTGGGCTTTGAGTTTACGAGATACCTGGTCGAAGTATCTACCACCGTTGTAATAGTCCGGCTCTTCATAAGGGTCACAGTTGCCCTCCCGGTAGTCAACACTAGCTCTCTCGTCAACATCCTGCCAAAAGGTATACAGCACATCGTAATCAACTGGAGTGGATGGCACACACTTCTTGGCAAGGAACTCGTTCTGTAGGAAGTCTACATACCTAGTTCTCAGGTCTTCTGGCAACCCATCAGCCCTTTCAATAAAGCTAGCCATCTCATAGTGAGTGTACTTTTTCCACATCCCCTTGAAATGTACTCCAAAAGTAATTTTCTCTGTCATTTCCCGTCCTCCTTTCTCACTTGTTCTGTTCGGGATATACATAGATATAGCACAATGGTACTATATGTACAAGACCTAAAAGCACCTTTTAGTAAATTAATTGTACATAAATACAGGAATGCTATGGAAAACAATGACTTAGACGGTACAGAAAATGTACAAATTCACCTACGTGTTGACACAAAATTGCGTGATAAGCTTGTGGAGCTGGCAAAACCAGCACAAAGATCACTCAACAAACAAATCATATTTATGCTGGAACAACAGATGGGTAAGCAGGGCTTACCACACTACCGCCAGGATAGATTAAACACCGATCTAAACTCTGCTTTAGACAGCATGGTCGCTAGGGATTTCACCCGGTGAAGTGGACCAACAATAAATATAAGGCCGTCAAGACTACAATCGATGGCATCACATTCGACAGCAAACGAGAGGCCAAGCGTTATACAGAGCTGAAGTTGCTGGAGAAAGCCGGGATGATTACTCACCTAGAGTTACAGCCGGTATATCAAATCACAGTAAATGGGGTAGACATATGCAAATACAAGGCAGACTTTCAGTACTTCACCGTAAGAGCGGAAGGGAACGAGCAGTGCTACAATTCGAAAGGAGAGTGGCAGACACCAACGAAGACCGGTCAAAAGGAAGGTCAGATAGTGGAGGACGCAAAAGGCTTCAAGACACCTATATATCGTTTAAAGAAGAAGCTGGTAGAGGCTTGTTATCCCGGTACGCAGATCAAGGAAGTATAACAATGGGCCAGTTTATGCATCTCTTTGACAAGGCGAGCCCAATGCCACTGCATGACTTTGCTCACCACAAAAAAGCCAAGATAGTACAACTGAAATACCGTGCGTTATTTACAGCCGTAGCCCGGAGATTAGGCCGGTTCAGTCTTAATCAGATAGGCAATATATTTAACCGGGATCACTCATCGATTATGTACTACAGCAAACGCCATGATGATTTGGTCAATACGGACGATAACTATTCTTTGCTCTACATGGACCTAGAGGACAACATCAAACAACTTATGGATCAGAAGCATGGAAATCGTGACGTATAGTTTGATCGTGATCCTACTTAGAGATGTTAACGTGCCGGACAGTACTCACATCCGGAGGCTAACCTTTACCAACTTAGATGACTGTAGACGTATGGCGATAGCTCTTGATCAAGAAAGAGATCCAGTGGTCCGTAAGAAACAATGCCGGTCGATGGTAACCTATGAGAGATAGCGAGAAGATTGCAGAGATTAAGGTGGCCCGGAAGGAGTTACTCCAGCCTCCCAAGAAGCATACGATGTCTGTAGATAATACAGTAGCTCCCTCCCCTTTTTCTGTCATGCCTAGCCGGGTCTTTGCTGATACACGCATACAGAATGCATCGATCCGGGTGCTGGGAACCCTGTGTTGCCATGCAAACAAATACTCCGGTATAGTCTTCACAAACCAGCTCACTATCGGTAATAGGCTGGGCATATCAAAACAGGCTGTCAGTCGGCAGATGCGATTGCTGGAGAAGTGTGGCTATCTTAAGAAGATATATAAAGAGAACCCACTCCGAAAGAAAGGGAGGAAGGGTGCAACATGGAGAGTTATCTATGATCCAAAGACTAAGGATGAAGATCTTATTGCTCATAACAAACCGGATTATGTCGAGGCTCAGGATGCTGAAGAGACGCTGAAGGTCATTGCTAAAAGTCAACCTGACGTTGACTTATCGACTAAACCTACTGATACAAAAGTCAACCTGGGAGTTGACCAACAGGCTAAAAAAGTAAACCCGGAGGTTGACCAGAACTATAGTACTATAACTAATAGTACTAGTATAAGGGAAATTAGTACAAAGATCTGTACAGTCTATGCAAAGGAACGAGAGACAAGGCTAGGATCGATGGCAGGATGGCAGAACGATGAGAGGCAGATAGCCATAGTCGAGAAGTACTTAGCCTCAGGTTATAGCAAGAACACAATACTTAAGACCTTCTTAACATCTTTGAACTACTACGCTAAGAGTGGTAAACGCCCACCCTTCTCTCTTGGTTACTACGATAGTTACTTTAATAAAAAGGACAAGCCGACTGTTCAAGATGTCATAAGAAAGACTGTGGGTCGTGCTAAATTTACCAGCCGTACAAAACATAGATGAACCTCTAGGATTGCTACATATGCACTATGACGCTATAAAAAAAAGGTATGCCAGGTGGGCCACAGAAAAAAGGCACACTATGGGGGGGTGGGTGTCGTGTAGAGGTGCGGATGTCTCACAAAAATATTTTTCATTATTCATAGGAGGTAAGGATGAAAATGTATGACGTAGTATCAGGCCGTAAAGTTATCGGTCAAGACAAGAAACGCTGGACCAATGTCGGTATAGCTTTCGAAGATGGTGACGGTAAGATCACCGGGATCAAATTGAATGCCCTTCCCTTACAAAACGAGAATGGCGAGATATGGCTGTCGTTGTTTGAGCAAAAGCAGAGAGATAATGTACAGGCTTTCAACAGGGCGACAGAGGACATTTTAGATGACGAAATCCCGATCTAAAAGACCAAAGATCCAGTTTCCTAATCTCAAAGAGCTGGGCTCAGTTCGTTCTGTAAAAAGAAAAGTAGGTGGTTCCGATGTCATCTTTGACAACCGGGATAAGTTAGCTCAGGAACTGATTAATCTTTCAACGGCAAAGATATCGGATGTAATGTCCTGGGATGCTGAAGGGAATATAACGGTCAAGCCGAGTGCCGATATTCCGGATGCTGTCCTGACGGCTATCAAGAAAATTAGGATTGTGCCGACACCGGACGGTCGTAATGCGATTGACATTGAGATGATTGATAAGGTCCGGGTGTTGCAGACATTAGCAAAGGCATCCGGGCTCTTGGATCAGGATAAGACCAGCGATAAACCGGCTGTCGTAGAAGTAAAGATGGTAGGCCCAAAGGATGGATGAAGACGAGGAGTTTGCTAAACGTTTTGCTCTGAAACCTATCAAGCCGGATGAGAGGCTGTATCAGATACGGTATCTCCGGCCAGAGCTGGTAGAGAAACTAAAAGCCTACCTTAGAAAGGAAAGAAGAAGATGGAAGAGAAAAAAATCACACCTGATGGAGGAATGAACCTCGACTTTTCTAAGTCACCAGTTCTGTGGAAATTTCTCAATGACGATAGTTTTATAAAATCGATCATGGGTCCAGTGGGCTCCGGCAAATCCTATGCGTGTTGTGCTGAGTTATTTCGTAGAGCGGTAATGCAGAAACCCAGTCCTAGAGATGGCATAAAATACTCACGATTTGCGGTAGTGCGTAACTCCTACCCTATGCTGAAGACCACCACCTTGAAGACTTGGCTGGAGTTGTTTCCAGAAGATGTATGGGGAAATGTGCATCACGCTCCACCGATCAAACATCATATTCGTCTTCCCTCAAAAGAAGGAGCCTCCGGTATCGATATGGAGGTGTTGTTTCTGGCCCTTGATCAACCCAAAGATGTACGAAAGTTGTTGTCTCTTGAATTAACCGGTGCCTTTGTCAATGAGAGTAAAGAGCTACCGAAAGCAGTGATTGATGGCCTGTCGCATCGTGTTGGCCGGTATCCTACAAAATCAGATGGTGGACCCACATGGAGAGGTATTATTATGGATAGTAACCCATGCGATGATGACCATTGGCTCTACAAGATGGCTGAGAAAGAAAAGCCTAGCGGAAAATTTAAGTGGGGCTTTTACAAACAACCGGGCGGTGTAAAGGAGGCTCATGCCGATGAAGTGCCAGCCGATATGCCAGAAGCTCAAGGGTTTATGTATCAAGCCGGACGATGGTGGCAGACCAATCCCAAAGCCGAAAACCTCGACAATTTGCCAGTTGGCTATTACGAACAGCTCGTTCCCGGTAAGACCTTGGATTGGATCAGGTGTTATGCTGAGGGTAAATATTCGTATGTTCAAGAAGGTAGACCGGTTTGGCCCGAATATGATGACCACTCTATGTCCGATGATCTCACCATTCAAGAAGGTATTCCGGTACAAGTGGGGCTCGATTTTGGATTAACACCGTCTGCCGTGTTTGGTCAGAAAATGCAGAATGGCCGGTGGCATATTCTCCGAGAGATAGTAACGTTTGACATGGGGCTTGAACGTTTTGCTCATCTTCTTAAATCAGAGCTAGAGACTTGGTTTCCAAAATTTGAGTGCATGATATGGGGTGACCCGGCAGGATCGGCCAGAGATATGATCTACGAGCAAACAGCGTTTGATCACCTCAAGACACATGGCCTCATGGCCCGGCCTACCGCCACCAATGAGTTTAAAACCAGAAGAGAAGCAGGGGCAATCCCGATGACCCGGTTGATTGACGGCAAACCCGGCTTTCTGGTCCATAGAGAGTGTGTCCGGCTGAGAAAAGCTCTAGCTGGAGGCTATCACTTCAAGAGGGTTGCTATGGGCTCTGGTCATGAACGGTTCAAGGATGTACCGAACAAAGACCATAACTCACACGTTGCCGATAGTCTGGGATACCTTTTATTGGGTGGTGGGGAACATCGCAACATGGTCCGGGGTAAATCCCCTCACTTCTATAAGACAGCAAATGCCTGGGGAGATTTTGATGTTTTCGCCTGAGGAAATAACAGAAGTATCGAAGCTTGATGGTGTTCGTGCCAAGATTGTAGACTTTGAACCGCATCATATAGATCAGATAACCTATAGATCAGCCGATGCAGTCTTTATTCACGAAAATAAAGAAAACCTTGTTGATAGATTGCCAAAGGGTTTTTCCTTTAGCGGAACGTATGATGATCAAGTGTTTGCTATGTTTGGCCTCGTTCCTTATTGGAAAGGATGCTACGAGTGCTGGCTGATCCCGGCATCGGATCTTGATACACACATGATGAAGATGCACCGCACTTCTATACGGTTTTTTGAGTATACCGCCAAGGTTTTACGAGCAAAGCGGTACCAGTGTTATGTATTTTCGGGAAACGTTCGGGCTGTTCGCTGGATAGAAATGATGGTATTTAAAAGAGAGGGGCTCATGAAAAACTTTGGCCCCAATCAAGAAGACTTTTTTTTATATGCGAGGTATTTCTAATGGGATTTTTATTTGGAGGGGGAGGTTCTTCAGCACCGCCACCATCGGACCAACCTAGTCCACAAGAGAGCGTCAAGAAGCAAGAGCAAAAAGTACAAAAGGAAGAAATCAAAGAAAGACGCAAGATAAATCAGAGAATGCGGAAAATGAAAACTGGAGGTATGCGTCAGCTACTAACACAACAAGACCGAGAAACACCAGCGTTGGGTAATCCAATGAACGTACAGAGAACGCTAGGGCCAGACAGAAACCCACGATAATGAAGAAATATTTACGCAACCCAAGAAAAAAGGAGATGAGTGATGCCTATGGTGAGTTACAAGACGAAGGACGGAACAAAGAAGAAGAAGTTCAAGTACAGCAAGAAGGGAGTAGCGGAGGCCAAAAAGATGGCGAAACAGACCGGGGGGAAGATTAAGGTCAATAAAAGCTACGCATGAAACTTGACGTAACCACACTGAAAGGCCGGTTTGCAAAAGCTATGGCCCACAAAGACGAGTGGCGATCTATCTATGAGGATGCCTATCGGTATGTCTTGCCAAACCGCAATCTCTATGATGGTAACTACGAAACAACCTCTCCAAAAAATGATAAAATGAACAGGGTGTACGATAGTACAGCTATCCACTCTACGCAACGATTTGCCAATCGCCTACAGTCTGGAGTATTTCCCACACAGCGACATTGGTGTCGGTTGGTTCCTGGTGAAGAGATACCGCCAGAACGACAGATAGAAACCCAGCGTGTGCTGGATAATTATGCTGATAAAATGTTTGATGTTATGCGTCAGTCAAACTTTGATATGGCGATGGGTGAGTTCCTCCTTGAGTTAGCTATCGGAACGGCTGTAATGATTATTCAACCCGGTGACGAGTTGCAACCCATTCGCTATACAGCCGTTCCGTCTTTCTTGATTGCTTACGATGAGGGGCCGTTTGGTACAGTCGATAAGGTCTACAGAAATCATAGGATACCCTTCTCCGCAGTAGATCAGGAGTTCCCGGATGCAGAGATACCGCCACAGCTCCAGCAAAAGTTTGATGGTAGGGGTGATGAGAAGATCGATCTGTATGAGATAACGTGCTACGATAAAGACGAAGGTATCTTTCACTATCATGTCATAACCAAAGAGGGAGATGACGAGATCGTCTATAGACGTATGAACTCTTTCCCTTGGGTAGTATCACGGTATATGAAAGCCAGTGGTGAGAAGTACGGACGAGGTCCAGTACTCACAGCCCTTCATGATATAAAGACCTTAAATAAATTAAAAGAGTATCATCTTAAGAATGCCTCGCTCTCTATAGCCGGTGTATACACTGCGATGGACGATGGTGTTCTAAACCCAAATGCGGTGCGACTAGTACCCGGTGCAATCATACCGGTTGCTCGCAACGGTGGAAACCAAGGAGAGAGTTTGAAGCCCTTGCCTCGGAGTGGAGATATTCAGCTATCGCAAATGTCACAACAAGACCTCGTAATGTCTATCAAGCAAATCCTCATGGATGATATGTTGCCTCCTGATACATCGTCAGCCCGATCCGCTACCGAAATATCTGCGAAGATGTCCATATTATCAGAAAATTTAGGTAGTAGTTTTGGTAGGCTTATACAAGAAACAATGTATCCGGTAGTAAGACGAACCCTAGAGGTGATGGATGAGCTTGGTATGATAGTATTACCGTTGAAGATCAATGGCCTACAAGTTAAAGTTCAACCAGTGGCACCGATTGCCATGTCGCAAAATATGGGTAAGGTAAACGAAATACTGCAATATATGCAGATTGCACAGAGTATGGGTCCGGCTGGACAACTAGCGGTGAAGCAGGACGTTCTCTTAGAGTACATTGCCGATCAGCTAGCTATCCCGGCAGAAGTCCGGATGACACCGGAAGAACGGCAACAAATACAGCAAATGCTGATGGAACAAGCGATGCAAATGCAAAATCAACAAGGAATGGCAGAAGGTGGCGGAGAAGCAGAACAACCAGTTGGATGATGATCTATGGCCTGATTTGACGGAAGATCTGCAAATTTCGCACTTAGATTTGCTATTCGCTACCGTCTTCAATACACCGGACGGCATCAAGGTACTCAAGCATTTAGAGAGTACAACGATAGATCAACCATGCTGGTTTCCGGGAAGTGATCCTAGTCAGGGATATTTCCGAGAAGGTCAGAACTCACTCATACGGCAGATCAATAGTAGAATAAGGAGAGCTAAGAATGTCTGAAGAACAGCAAGAAGACCAACAAGAAGAGCTACCTCTTCAAGAAAGCAATATGCAAAAGTTAGCAGGAGAAGATCTCAATGCCCCGACAGAAGAAGAAAACTCGCACCTCCAGACCGATGCTGAGCCGGAGGGTGTTGATCCGGACGAGATTGAGTTCGTCAAACCGGAGTTCCTCCCGGAGAAGTTCTGGGATCCGGAGAATGGCACGAACGTAGAGAAACTATCAAAAGCCTATTCTGAGTTAGAGAAGAAGTTCTCACGAGGCGATCACAAAGCTCCAAAGGAATACGATACCTCGTTTTTAGGTGAGAATATTCCGGAGGATGATGAGATGCTGAATAGCTACTTAGACAAGGCAAAACGCTACGGTATGTCTCAGGATGACTTTCAAGAGCTGGCTATGCAGTTTGTAGGAGCTGTAGAGGATGAAGCTCAGAGTGAGCAAGAGTTTATTGAAGAGCAAAAAAGAATGCTGGGTAATAATGCTGTCGAGTTGGTCCGGTCAAACTATGATTGGGCTAACGGTCTTTTGAGCAAGGGAGTGATAACACAAACCGAGTTTGATGTACTGGACCAGATGGGAGGCACGGCAGACGGTACCCGGTTACTCCGGAAGATACGTAATATTTCGAGCCCCAAAGAACTGCCCATACCCTCTTTCCAAGGAGAGAGAAAGACCAAGGAAGAGTTGGCCCAGTATGTCGCTGACCCTCGTTGGAAGTCGGACCCGGTGTGGCGAAAGCAGAAAGAAAAAGAGTTCTTTGATAATATAGCGTAACTAGAACCTACTTTTAGCTTTACTACATTTTCAAGATATGGTATCGGTGGATTGAGCGATAACTACATCTGTAGCCGTTCAATCACTTTGATTGGCGGATTTATTCCATAACCAAGAAAAAACTAATGTTAATTTTTTTTATGGAGCGATAGATGTCGAACAACAATATCAGTACAGCATTCGTCACTATCTTTGAAAGCGAAGTTCACCAGGCTTATCAGTCTGAGGCTAAACTTGCCGGAACAGTCAGAACCCGAACTAATGTTGAGGGTAGTACTGTAAAGTTCCCGAAGTTAGCCAAAGGCCAAGCCTCTGTAAGGAACCCTGGAACTCAAGTGACCCCTGTAGGGGCGCAGTTCTCAAGCGTTACCGCATCAATGGTGGATTATTCTGCATCAGAGTACAGTGACATATTTAACCAGGCAAAAGTAAATTTTGACGAAAGATCAGAGCTTGCCGAAATGCTAGGAAAAGCCATAGCCAGACGCGAAGACCAAGTGGTTATTGATGCACTCATAAACGCATCAGCCGGGTCAACCGTTGCCAACACTGTGGTGACTTCTGGATCAGCAAGTGCCTCTGACCTAAATGTCGGAAAGATTATTGAAGCTGGTAAGAAACTTAACGCTAAGAACGTACCATCAACCGAGAGATACCTCTTAGTTCATGCCAACTCAATGGCCTCCTTGCTTGGAGATGAAAGAGCCGTAAGCTCAGACTTTATACAACTTCAAGCGTTAGCCAGAGGTGAGCTTAATCAATTTGCCGGATTTAGTATAATTATGTTTGGCGATAGAGATGAGGGCGGTATTCCAATCGATGGATCAAGCGACAGAACGTGTGTGGCGTTTCACAAGTCAGCAATCGGTCTTGGCGTTGGTATGCCAGCTAAAACAGAAATCAATTATGTACCGGAAAGAACATCATTCCTCGTAACTGCCATGTATTCGGCAGGAGCGATAGCGGTCGATGTTGACGGCATAGTAGATGTAATATGTAGGGAGAGCTAAGATGGCATTTGTTAGAAATGATTTTAATACCATCGGTGGACAGGCCAGAGCCGGAGTTACTCCAGCAATGTATGTCTATACCACAACCGAGGCTCACACCGCAGTTGATGCGTCAGGATACTTCAACGATATATCCGACATTCTCAGCGTAGGTGACATGATCATCGTTCACGGTTCAACCGGTGGCACACGAACAATCACGATGCACGTAGTCGTATCTAACGCCAGTTCGGTGGTAGATATAAGCAACGGCACGGTAATCGCAGTGGTTACTGATAGTGATTAATATTCTTGGGGGGTGGTTCCGACTGCCCTCCAAACCAATATGGGGTTTGAATGGCAAGCACAGACACAGACGTATCTATTTGTTCTCAAGCCCTATTACTGCTCGGATCAACGAGCATATCCTCTTTTTCTGATGGAACAGCCCCAGCCTCTATAGCTCAGGTTATCTATCCTAAAGTAAAAGCACAAACGCTAGGAATGTATCCTTGGAGCTTTTCTCTTACAAAAACACAGTTGGCCCAATCGGCCTCCACACCATTAAGCTATTGGCAGTATGCCTATGCCCTACCCTCCGACATGGTCAATGGTGTACCTCGCAAAGTCTTTGTCTCTAATAATACCAATGCTCCTAATCTCACAGACTATGAGATCCAAGGAGCCGAGCTTCTATCTCAAGAACAAACAATATTTATAGATTATCAACGTGATGTGAACGAGCAGTCCATGCCGGCTTACTTTGTGCAGTTACTGATATATCAGGTAGCATGGCACTTAGCCGAGCCGGTGACGGATCAAACAACAAAGTCAGAGTATTGGAAGACTGTAGCCCTTGGTACTCCTCTGGAAAGTTTACGAGGTGGGTACTTTCGACAAGCGACTGCTATTGATGGATCAGGCCAATCGTCACAAGTTCTCGCTGATTATGTGCTGGTAGATGTACGATGAGCCGGGTAACAATCTATCAATCAAACTTCACGGTTGGGGAGCTTGATCCTCTCGTCAAAGGCCGGGTGGACCTCAATCAATACCCTTCTGCATTAGACAGAGCTAAGAATGTTACAGTGTTGCCACAGGGTGGCTTTGAACGTAGACCGGGTCTTGCTTTCCTGCAAGACTTGTCTAGTCATCTAGGGGGTTCGTTTACTGCTCAGAATGGCATAAGACTTATACCGTTTGAATTTAGCAATGAGCAAAGCTTCATGCTGGTGTTTGTTAAGCAATCCGCGACTGAAACCCGAATGTTTGTCTATGCCAATAAAGTACTTATAACAAATATAAACAGCACTGGTAATGACTATCTTGCTATAAATTTGGGCGATATCGATCTATCAAAGATATTTTTTACACAATCAGCCGATACACTTATCCTGGTCCAGGAAGATTTAGCCCCTAGAAAAATTGTTCGGGGTGCCTCTAACTCAACTTGGACAGAAAGCACTATATCCCTTACATCTCCCTTTCATGCGTTTACTATCTCCACATCAAATCCTAGTGCTACTATTACACCGGATGCGGTTGATGGTACGGTGAAGATTACCGCCTCTTCTGGAATATTCTCCTCCGGCAACGTCAATCAATTTATAAACGTCCTCAATGGGTTTGGTCGGGCTCGGATAATAGAGTTTGAAAGTTCGACAGTAGTGAAAACGGTAGTTGAGGTTCCTTTCTTTGAGGCATCCGTTGCCATAGCATCCGGATCATGGGAGCTTGAAACAGGCTATGAAGCTGTCTTTTCTTCATCAAAAGGCTTTCCAAGAACGTGTACTTTTCACGAAGGACGGTTGTTCTTTGGTGGCTCAAAGTCAATGCCCAACACATTATTTGGTTCTAAGGTTGCTGACTTCTTCAATTTTAAAACGGATGAGGCTTTAGATGATGATGCGCTGTTTGTTACGATATCAAGTGACAGTCTTAATGCCATTAATGCTATTCGCTCTGGTCGTGACTTGCAGATCTTTACATCATCGGCTGAGTTCTTTATACCGCAATCAACCTTAGACCCAATCACACCATCAAACATAGTTATAAAAGTTGCTACCCGGAGGGGCTCTAAAGAGGGCATTAAGCCAGTGTCAGCGGAAACCGGCACCCTTTACATACAAAGATCCGGTAAAGCCCTCAGAGAGCTTGTATTTAGTGATACGGATCTTAACTACAACTCAGACAACGTGTCTCTTCTTTCCTCCCATTTGTTGAAGAACCCACAGAAGATGGCTCTCCGGGAAGCAACATCGACAGACGATGGTGACCTTCTCATGATTACAAACGGTACTGATGGGTCTATGTGTGTGTATTCAATCCTTAAGCCACAGAATGTTATTGCGCCCTCAGAGTTTATCACAGACGGTATTTTTGAAGATGTAGGGGTTGATATTGAGGATATCTATGTAATTGTAAAAAGAACTATTAATTCATCGACCAAACATTACCTTGAAATATTTGATGATGATCGTACAACCGATAGTGCCATACAATACTTCTCAGGGGCTACGTCACCTGATCAGGCCAAACCTACTAATACTACAGCCGGAAGTCTTTCGCACCTAGAGGCCAAAACAGTCAATGTCGTGCGTGATGACTTTGTGCTTCCTGATAAGACAGTATCGTCCGGACAAGTCACTCTAGATGCGGTACCCACCACCTATGTGGAAGTAGGATTACAGTATGACGTTGAGGTCAAAACTATGCCGGTAGAGCCAAGATTACCCAGTGGGGTCATTACAAGTCGCAAGAAACGCATACTAGAGGCAACGCCTATTCTTGACCGTACACAGAACTTATCAATCAATGGAAGCGAAATACCGTTTAGAGATTTACCGCATACACTTGATACAGCTATTTCGACCTTTACCGGGAGAAAACGTATGTCTCCCCTACTCGGATATTCTACCGAGGCACAAATTACATTTACTATGACAAAGCCTCTATTCGCTACCGTCCTAGCAGTAGAGTACAAACTTAGCACAGGAGGAGGATAACATGGGTTTTCAAGCATTAGCGTTAGCAACATCTGCAATGAGTGCAATGGCACAAATGTCAGCCGGGGAAAAGGCAAAAGAGGCATATGAACAGAGAGCAAGAAACGAAGAACTCAGAGGACGAGTGGAGGCCGTAAATGCCAAGAAAAAAGGTGTCGAGGCTTTGAAAAGAACTAACGCAAGTCTTGCATCAATATTAGCTGGTTCTTCACGGCAAGGTCTATCTCTTAGTTCCGGAACTGTTTTAGATAGAGGTGTGTTTCTTGTACAGCGTCCAGCGTCACAGGACTTTAGCGATACGGCATTCAATGCGTCAATGGCTTTAGCTAATGCGAGTATGAGAGCTGAAGATTATAGAGGGGCTGGCGAACAAGCTCGACTACAAGGGCAAATAGGAGCGTTTTCAACTATGGCTACTGCTTTCGGTAACATGGCAAGTATTGGCGGTAACTCCGGCTTGAGCCAGTCAGGCAATATGATATAGAACTATGGCACCAACCTTTCGACCATATCAATCAGTAGGTCAAGGGCTCAACCAGCTCAACCTACCAGAAGGAGCCGAGGCTAGAGAGGCATCTCGGACAATGACAGTGCTATCCCGGTCTATAGACCAGATGTCTAATTTTTTCTTTAAACAAGCCGAAGATGAAGCAAGAATTGAGGGAGAGAAATTCGGTATAGAGTATATGTCTCTTGACAAAGTGAGAGAGGCAAACAAAAACAATAAGGACATTTTTGATATACCAGAATTTGGTAATACTGTTTTTGGCAAAACGGCTAGGGCATCCGCTCTTACTGTTCTTGAAAACGAAACATTGATAGAGGCCACTAAGACCCTTAATGATCTTGTCTTTAATGCTGAGACAAACAATACGAACCCTACTATTCTCCGCAACCAGATAGATGCGTCTATCAAAGGGTATGTCGATGCCCTGCAACCATCTGCCCCGGTACTAGCAAAGAAAGTATCAGCACGGTTACAAGTCAATGGAGCCTCTGCGTTTGACAGCTATAGATCAGCTCATGCCAAAGCAACGACCGCATCACTGCAAGCTACCGCTCTCAAGGGATTGTTTACAAAGTTTGATCAATCCAAAGCGGATATGAATACAATGTTTTCTCAAGGAAAAATAGAGCAAACTGCTATTGATTTGCTTAGAGATGGCTATCTCAAGGAACTAGACAATTCTACCTATGGCCTCAAAAGACAAGATAAGAAGGACTTTGCTAAATTGTTCGATGAGAACATAAAAAGTTTTATAAAAGAAAAAGCGTTTGAGTTTGCCTCTAATAGCCAAAAACCTTTCGATGCTATTAAAAAAATTAGAACCGCAACAACTGATGATCCAAATTTAAACAGATTATTGAAGTTACGTCTAAGTAACTTTGATTTTCGTAGAACCATGACCACAGAAATTAGAACGCTGTTTCGCCAGGAACAAGAAGAGCAAAACACTTTTGATACAAATAAAGAAAACGAACGCAAACAAAAGGTTGAGAACCGCAAAAAACAGTTCTTTAATGCTGTAGCTGGAAAGATAGACTATGACAAAGCTGATACTGCAATACGCTTGATGCTAGAGGTAGATGTTGATGAGGCGCAAAAACTCAAAGAAGAGTTAGCAAAGGCCGGAGGCGGTGTTCGTTTAGAGAGCGACCTATCGGATACACGAGTTGTAAAGATACTGACCGAACCAGATCTTGCAAACTATACAGATTTAAACACGCTAATCGCTGAGGGCAAACTGAGCAATGCCGATATCCTCAACCTTGATAAAACGATTGATGCAAATATTGATGATGATTACAAAGGTGCGTTAGCTATCGTCATGGAGGGTGTTAAGTATAACGAAACCGGTAAGCTTATCAAAGCACAAGACAAAACAAGTAAGCTCAGAGAGCAAGCCTACCTTACCATAAAGAAGAAACTTGTTTTAGCCAGGGATGAGGCACAAAGAAACAATACACCGGTTGATCTTGTAAGAATGGCCACCGACCTTGTAGCAGATGTTGACAGTTCACTGAAGAACAATTTGACCGATTTGAAGAGAAACAAGCTTTCTAAAAAACTTGCAAGAATAAGACTATTAATGATTGGAGAAGGTGTAGAAAACATCCCACAAGGTGACGATGTTAGAGAAGTAACTAATTTTATTATTAACTACTATGACACAATAAAAGGCGATGAAAGAAAACTCAAAAAGTTTGGATTAAACAAAGACAGTGTCTTGGTTTCTATGGAAACATTTAGAACACTTCTAAGGGAGCTTGATGATGAGTGATAGTTTTATTTCTGAAGTCATTCGATCCAACCAACTCCGCATGGATGATGATTATTCTTTCAGTCTTGATAACGGCAACATGGTGCTTTCCCAGCCACAGCTTTACGGTGACCTTAATGAACGTATTGTTGAACAAGGACAAGGAGCAACTGAGGAACTAAAAGATCTTGCCGGCAAAGCAGAGTTTATTGATAAGCCTCCTGCATTTAGCAGACAATCGGTACGAAGTAATATCTTTACCTTTCTTAACAACTTAGGCATCAACCCAGAAAACTCTGAGTTTGTTTCAACACTTATAGCCGGTGACCCTTCATCAGAATTTGGAACGGCAGATATTATTGGAGCTATGGGTGTGCCGGAGATAGTGGAAGGTACAAGAGAGTTTAGAGGAGGTGTCAAAGAGGGTGACCTTAGTACGATGGGAATGGGAGCTTTGCGTACAGGCTTTGGTGTTCTTGAAACCATTCCAGGAGTTGCTGTTGCTAGTAAAGCTCTTAAAGAGCCAGTAAAGAATACTATCGGTCTACTAGCGAACAAGGCTAGAGAATACAAAGCTAATCAACCACCGGGAACAAAACTTCTGTCAACAGATCCTACCGACCCAACGGTAGATGCAATCATCAAGCTTGATGAGATGGTAAACCCGAAACAGACAATGCAAAAAGGCATACCGTTCCAAAAAGAAAAAACTGATAACAATTTACGCCTCCACAAAATGAGACTTGATAAGCTTGCCACAGAGGGAACGCCATATCCTGGAGGGCCAAAAAACGAGAGAACAGTGATCAAAGCACCAAATGAGAACCTACCCGATTTTGTTGTTGGTAAAATTACTTTTGATGATTGGATTGCTAGAACAGAAAAACTTCTTACTCCCGAAGAAATCATGGCAGAAAAAGACTGGTATGATGATGTATTTAAAGAGTTTGATAAAGTTGCTGGTGATGAACCAAATATGCTTAGAAAGCTTGGGGAGGCTTGGTTGTCAGCCCAACAGAACGAAACACCTTCTTCTGCTTTAACAAATGTTTTAAGTATCTTTGAGCAATTTAAACGCGGTGTACCTTTTGAAGAAGTTAAAGGTAAAGGACTACCAGAGGCAAATAAGATTGCCTCATCAATAATATACGATAAAGAAATAACTGGGGGAGCTGGGCAAAAGATCTCAGATTTCATTGATAGTGGCTACAGCAAACCGGTAAGATCTATTATGGGTAACGAGCCTGGTGGGGGGATGCCGTTTGTTGTCGATATACATACCGCAAGAGATACCGGTCTTGTTGATAGAAAGCTCGTAAATCACCTCACAAGACTAGGATACAAAGTACCAAAGAATGTTGTGCTTGATGTTGGAGAGGGCGGTATCAAAGGGCCGATGTATGAAAATAGAGCTATCTTTGGGCGAGAGCTTACTGATCATCTCAACTCAATAAAGTGGCAAGGTAAAGATGATTGGAGGCCACAAGAAGTGCAAGCAGTAGGATGGATGGCCTTGTCAAATAAACTGACTGGCGAAGGTGGTCGGGGTGGCAATACGGCAACGGCTATGTCAAGAAACACAAGTCGCATAGCTATGGAAGTTGATCCAGGTGCCGGCTCTCCTTGGGCAGATAAGTACGGTGCTGATTATGGTGCGTTAGATGAAGTTGATCGAATAGCTATAAACAATACTGTTACGCAAAGAGCTATTGAAATGGTTGCCAAGTCTGAGGGTGCTGTACTTAATACTGTGGTGCATGGTCAAGGCGGTTGGAAACAATACACTAATCCTTCATCGGTTATGGAGGGGCTAGTTACTTTTGATACGGCAAAAAGGGTTGCCTCACGGCTTGGGTACCTTCTCAATCAGACTGAAGTGCTTGTCAACCAATCAAAACCTTTAACAGCAAATCCAGAAAACTTTGGCCTTATGATTGTTGCAAAGGGTGGTGAGCTTTCTGATAAGAATAATCTAGATGCCTTAATGGAGAAAATGCTGTCTGATGATAAACTAGGTATAGTTACGCAAGGATACCACCCAATAACTCTATCCGATGGCCGTGCTGGTATAAATATTGTTATTACAAAACAAACTCTCATAGATGCAAAAAAGGAAGGTGTTATTAAATCTCAGAAGGCAGGGAAAGAATACATTATGGACTTTGTGAACAATGAATTGTCAAAAATAACAGATGACTTGAATTTTGATGCAGAGGCAGATATATTAGAGAGTGTTGCTGAGTTTGTTGGCAATGATTGGACTAAGGACAAAGCTGGTGGCAATTACAAAATTAACTTTGGTGGAAAAGCCGGAACAGATGCGAAAGACCCTGGAGGGTCAGACATCGATATTGATGGGCAAGAACTTGAGGCACTCTTCTCAAGTGAAATCACCAAAGCCAAAGCGAAAAAAGGAAGTGGAGAAGTCACCTCAAGCGTAGGAGGTGATGATGGTTAAATCCAAAGTATTCGATTTTCTAGAGGCTCTCAACAAGTTTGGTGACAAATCGGAGACTAGAATTTACGGTGGCGATCTTCCAGAAAAAATTACTGAAATTGGTGGCAAGGTAGTTGTACCCGAAAGCAAAGATAAGCTTGAGGATGTTGCTAAGGTATTTGTAAAAGATCACAAAGGCCCAGGTACTAACCTTGGTCGTATTGGTGAGATATTCGACAGAAACTTTGACGAGATGGAACTGAACCTAGCCAAGATGGTTGGTGGTCCGGGTGACATTCTCCAAAACCTCAAAGACCTAAACAAAGAATTATTTGAAGAGGCAAGACGAGGAACTAAGACTTTGCAAGAAATGGCAGAGGATGCCGGCAAAATTGGTTTCGATACAATATCTAAAAACCTTATGACCAGAAATCCCGGTGATATGCTGAAACCAGAGGAGGTCTTAGGTGGGTTTCTTCTCTTACAAAAGCTTAATCAAGAGATTGCCTACGGTGCCAGAAAGATGACCCAGCTACAAGGTGCAGACTTTATAGCTAGCAAAGAGATGCTTGAGGACTATGCCAAAATTCAAAGACTTATTGAAATGTCAAAGACAGTATCGGCTCAGTTGTCTGGCGGTGTCAGTGAGTTCGGTAGAGGGTTGGGTCTTGTTTCTAAATTAGAGCAAGTGCTAGACGTTGACTTTAGAATGATCGATGAAAAGTTTGATAACATTGCACAAACACAGATTGATGAGATCATAGGACAGAACGAAAAGAATGTTATACGTTACGAGCTAGAGGCTTTGTCAGCGTTAGATTTTAGACAACGACAAGAGTACACAACCGGGGTTCCTATAAAGAAATCTATTGATGTTATGATGGAGATGTACATCAATGCCCTACTCTCTTCACCGGTAACACATACCGTTAATGTGGCTGGTAACGGTGTCTTTCAAGCTACACGATTTCTAGAAACTGGCTTGTCTGGTGTTATAGGAAATATTCGACAGGGTGTTCGTGGTGGCCTTGGTATGAAGGTAAAACCCGAAGATCAAGCTATGCTCGTAGAAGCTCATGCTTTTATGCATGGTTCTCTCATGGCGCAGAAAGATGCATTTACTCTTATGCTGAAAACAGCAATTACCGGGGAAAGCGGTGATGTAACAGCAAAGATGGGAAAGATAGACCTTGATAGACTTGGTATCGGCAACACAAATAATGTTGTTGATGTTATGGATCAAGTATCAAGGGGTGAATTTGGTAGTGCGTTTATAAATACTATGGGTATTGCTACCCGACTTCCTGGTCGCTTTCTTGCAATGGAAGATGAGTACTTTAAGGTTATGATAAAAAGACGAGTGCAGTATCAAGAGGCATATCGGGCATCATCAATAGAAGTACAGAAAAGAATAAAGGCTGGTTTCTCAGTAGATGAGGCACAGCAATACGGTACTGCAAAATATCACGAGGTGTTGACGAACCCATCGAAAGACATCAGGGAAAAGATGACCCAGACAGCTCTCAAAGAAACATTTCAAGCTCCTACCGGGGATAGGTTTGCAAGCTTATTTAGTCACCCGGCTGTTAAGTTTCTCGGTGTGCCATTCTATAGAACACCAACAAATATATTTAAGGAGATAGGTGATAGGACAATTAACATATATCCTACTGCCAAAGCCCTCGCTCTAGGACAAGGGAGAGAGTTTGATGAGGCATTAGCCAAGCTGGTTACCGGTTGGGGTATAATGACCACAATGACCGCCTTAGTCGGTGGTTACTACGGTGATGACATAATCGTAACCGGTACAGGACCAGGAAACCAAAAAGCTAGAGATATCATAAACAAAGGGGCTAATATCCCTCCGGCAAGTATTGGTGTTAAGCAGGATGATGGATCGTATAAGTTTACGTCCTTCAATAGATTTGATCCTCTATCAATGCTTTTACTTGCTACCGCTGACTATGTGAACTTTGCTGAGTACAATACCGATGCGGATGCTCTAGAGAAAATGACCAATGTGCTTATGTTAGCTACCACAGAGTATGCTCAAACCATTCCCTTTCTCCAAGGTGTTGCTGAATTTCAAAACATAGTTGGGGATCGGTTTGCCTCCGGTGAAACAAGGGGAGCAAGAATACTCAAATGGTTAGGTACTCGTACAGCCGGTGTAGCCTCAAACATAGGTGGACAAGCAGAAACATTTACGACTTTGGGCGGTGGAACCCTTATGAGAAACCTTGGAGTTGATTATCCTTTCATAGGCGCAAACAGCTTTATGGCAACAATGGAGCGTATATCTGATCCCTACAAATCCAATACTATGCTTGCACCCGATCAGATATCAGGCATTCGTGTAGAAGATATCAACCCATTCTGGCGAGGCTTTTACGAAACGCTGAACCGCTACAGAGCAAGACATCCTCTCTTTGCCAAAGATCTTCCGGATGATGTAAACTTCTGGGGCGAACCGGTAATGCAGTTAGATCCAGATCAACTTAAGCAATACGGTCAGTTTGGTATGTCTTTCAATCCTATGCGTATACAGACCGGACAATACTCTGATCTAGATAGAGAGTTACTAAGGCTTTCAGTGGGTGGGGCTGGAACCTTTAGTCTTCATAATAGGACACAAGGTGGCTACAAGTTATTGAATGACGAGTACTTACGCTATGTCCAGATGGTTAATAACATAGATGATAACGGCAATATGCCGGAGGACGATGGCTACGATCCAAGTGAGAACTTTATATCAAAACTAAACTTATACCTTGATCCCAGCACTCCAGAAGGTGATGAGTACTTTCTTGCTGAGAGCGATGAAGAGAAGTATGACTTACTCAGTGACGAGCTATCAAACAAAAGAACGTTATCAAGGGACAAATTATTTAAAACTAGCAACAGATTGCTCACCTTAAAAGAAATAGACGAGACAATCCAATAGTGTTATAAAACCTAGAAGGGGCTTTTAGAATGGTAAACATAAATGCACAAGATAGACGGATACAATACACCGGTAACGGATCTGCCGGACCGTTTAGTTTTTCCTTTCAAGTCAACGCAACCTCAGAGATTAAAGTATATGTAGACACAACTGTTAAGACCCTCACTACACACTATACAGTCTCCTTAAGTTCTGATGGGTCGGGCTCTATAAGTTTTACTACCGGGAACCACCCGACTAGCAGTCAGACAATTACGATTATGTCGAATATTGCGATTTCACGGACCTCGCAGTTTACCACTGGAGGTACGCTTACGGCATCGGCCCTGGAGACGGAGTTCAACAATCAGTTCATGCACCACCAGCAACACGATCAGAGACTGGATAGAGCTTTACTTGTGCCTGAGCATGATACCATTTCGGGGGCTAACCTCATACTGCCAGCCAAAAGCTCCCGACTTGGTAAAATTCTTTCCTTCAACTCCTCTACCGGAAATCCAGAAATGACTTTCACGGTTGCCGATGGTCAGACGTTGAGTGGTGTAGCAACTGATATTGCTTTGTTAGCCGATATACAAGACGGAACGTCTGCCACAAACACACTCACAAATTTATCAAGCATCTCAAGTAATGTTACAACGGTTGCTGGTATAAGTGCGAATGTCACTACAGTAGCAGGAATATCGTCTAATGTGACAACGGTTGCTGGCAAAGCCTCGCTAATTACTTCTGATTTTGCATCGGACATGGCTCTGATAAATAGTAGCTTTGTCACTCAAATGAACTTAGTCACGAGCGACTTTGTATCGGATGTAAATACCCTTGCAACCAGTGACATTGTTTCTGATATAAATCTTCTGGCTACGACTGATGTCATAAGTGATTTAAATACCCTAGCGACAAGCGATATAGTTTCTGATCTAAACACTCTAGCGACCAGCGATATTGTAAGTGACATAAACACTTTGGCTACTTCAGACATTGTCAGTGATCTCAATACACTCGCAACATCAGATATCGTTTCCGATATAAATACACTTGCAACCTCAGACATTGTTACTGACCTAGCCCTTCTAGCAACAAGTGATTTTGTTTCCGATTTAAATACGATGGCTACCTCATCGAATGTAAGCAATCTGAATACTGTGGCTGGTGCTGTAACAAACGTAAATAATGTCGGTGGGTCTATTTCCAATGTAAATACAGTGGCATCAAACATATCTGGAGTGAACTCATTTGCAGAACGATACAGAGTAGCATCATCTGCACCGACAAGCTCCCTTGATGTAGGTGATTTATATTTTGATACTACTGCTAACGAAGTAAAGGTCTATAAGTCAAGTGGTTGGGCAAACGTAGGATCGACAGTAAACGGAACCTCTGCACGATTTACGTATAATATATCTGGAACGCCCACTAGCGTTACTGGTGCTGATGCTAATGGTAATACACTAGCATATGAAGCCGGATTTTGTGATGTGTATTTGAATGGGGTCAGATTGTCTGGTGCTGACATAACGATTACATCTGGCGATACTGTGACCTTTGCGTCTGCTCTAGCCAATGGTGACTTAGTTGATATTGTAGCATTTGGTACGTTCAGTGTGGCAAACATTGTCTCAACTGGTGCGTTGAACTCTGGGTCTATTACCAGCGGATTTGGCAACATTGATACTGGTTCTTCTACAATCACAACCACTGGTGCAATATCAGGTGGAGCGTTGTCAGGCACATCACTCGACTTGAATGGTGGCGAGTTAATTCTTGATAGTGATAATGATACGTCCATTACTTCTGACACTGATGACCGCGTGGATATTAAAGTTGCTGGGTCTGATGTAGTCCATGTTACATCTACCGGATTGGGCGTAGGTACAACCTCTATTGGTGCAAGACTTCACGTAGACACGGCAGTAGCTGGGTATGCTGGAAAGTTTGTAAATGACAATACCGCAACTGATGCAAACGGACTATTAATACAGGCGGGATCAGCTTCTACAGAATATGCTTTAAACGTTGCAAATACTGCTGGCTCAACAAACTTTTTGGTTGTTAAAGGAGATGGCAAGGTGGGTGTAGGCAAAAACTTACCTGATGGTAATCTTGATATTACAGGGTCAGGAAACACTGACGTTTATATAAACACAGGGAATAATTCTGGCGATAACTCTAGGATATTTTTTGGTGATACTGCCGACATTGATGTAGGTTTTGTGTCTTATGACCACGGTACAAATGCAATGTTATTTGGCGTAAATGCTGTTGAAGCACTAAGAATTGATACCAGTCAAAGATTGCTTGTAGGTTCTAGTTCTGTAACAGCAGTTCCAGTAGCCACTACTGCTCGAAATCCACAAGCAGAAATAGTAGGGTCTTTATCAGGTTCAAATCATCATGGAAGTTTAAGTCTCAGATGCACCAATGATGGTGCTGTCTTGTATTTATCTAGTGCTTTAACAAGTGGTAATAGGACAGCCGGGTCATTATGTTTTCTTCTTAATGATGGGACTGATTATCATGCAGGGGCAAAAATAGAATGTCAGAATGATGCCACAACTGGAAATAATGATACACCAGGAAGATTAGTATTTAGCACAACAGATGGTGGTGCATCTTCTCCTACTGAACGTGCTAGAATTAGTCGAGGAGGTACGTTTCTTGTGGGATCTACCTCTGGGACTATAAGTCAATCAGCTTTTGGCTTTAGAGTAGACCAAGATGGGTTTACTACCCTTTCTAAAAATGCTGCATCTGGGACTTCTGTGACTGAATTCTTTGGTGCAAGTGGTAAGTTTCAGACTATGGGTGACGGAGATGCTGAAAACAGTAGTGGCAGATTTTCTTCTATTTCAGATGAGCGTTATAAAGAAAACATTGTGGATGCAAATAGCCAATGGGATGACATAAAAGCGATAAAGGTAAGAAATTACAACTTCAAAGAAGAGAAAGGATGGGGAACACATAAACAAATAGGTGTAGTTGCACAAGAACTTGAAGCATCTGGCATGACAGGTGGTTTAGTAAAAACAAAAGATGATGGCTATAAGTCTGTTGCAACCTCTGTACTTTATATGAAAGCAGTCAAAGCACTACAAGAAGCTATGACACGCATCGAAACGTTAGAAGCCGAAGTTAAAACATTAAAAGGAGAATAGAATGGCAGTAGCATGGAAAATAGTAAACACTGATTACACCGTAACTGGTACAAAAGGTACAAATCAAATACATCAATTACACTGGACTTGTGGTGATGCAGAAAAAGTAGGTGATGTTACGCACACTGGTCATATGTATGGTAGCGTTGGATGCCCAGACCCATCTGGCTCATTCATCGAATACGCAAAAGTGACAGAAGCAAACTGTATTACTTGGGCAAAAGCTTTGCTGGGTTCCGATGAAGTAACCAGAATTGAAGCATCCGTTGCTAGTCAAATCACAGAAAGCAAAACACCTAAGTCAGGCAGTGGACAACCTTGGAGCAGTTAACAATGCAAAACGTAATTAATATTGATGGCAAAGAGTATCCCACAGAAGCATTTGACGATACGCAGAAATATATTGTTACACAAATACGGCATCTACAAGCCAAGCAACTTCAAGCGAAAATGGAGCTAGACCAGGTGCAAGTAGCGTTACAAGTATATACAAATCAACTAATAGCGTCTGTAAAGAAAGAGGAGAATAGCAATGAGTAACGCACGTAACCTTGCCAATCTTCTTGGCACAAAAACAAAAGTCAAAGATGTTGACGTTGATGGCACGGAGCTTGTTCTTGATAGTGATGGGGATACGAGCATAGAAGCAAGTTCTGATGATATCATGGTATTTGATACGGCTGG